CGCAGATGTTGGGTTTGCCTCTCCCGCCACCCCCCACTTTCCGCTCTAGCGGGAAACTACAACGGCTCCCTCCTCTGCCGAAAGGTACGAGGGAGTCTTCCCTTTCACTATGAAGCTCCGACCTAGGCAGGTGGACTTCGTTCACAAGGTTAACTACGCCCTCAAGGAAAAGGGCAACACGCTAGGCGTCGCACCCACCGGCGCCGGCAAGACTGTAATGCTGTCATCTGTCATCAAGCATGCGGGCAAGGGAAAGACCATCGTCCTCCAGCATCGAGACGAACTGGTCGCCCAGAACCGTGCCACCTACCGGAGGATCGATGCCGATACCCCGACCGACATCTTCGCCGCCGACCGCAAACGCTGGTCCGACGGCGTTACCTTTGCTATGGTTCAGACCCTGTCGAGGGATGAGAACCTAGCCACCATGCCACCTGTGGACCTGCTTGTCATCGACGAGGCCCACCATGTGGCCGCCGATTCTTATCTCCGTATCATCGATCGGGCCAGGGAGATTAACCCATCGGTACACATCTTCGGCGTCACGGCTACCCCACAGCGCGCCGACAAGAAAGCCCTCGCCGCCGTCTTCTCCAATGTCGCCGACGTCATCTCCATCAAAGAGCTGATCGACGCCGGAAACCTAGTCCGCCCAAGGGTGTTCGTCATCGACTGCGGGCTACGGTCCGAACTGGCAGGCGTTAAGCGTACCGTCTCCGACTTCGACATGGCCGAGGTGGAGGCGATCATGGACAAGTCAGCCGTCACGGAGAGGGTGATTGCCGAGTGGCGTGAGAAGGCAGGAAGCCGGAAGACCATAGCTTTCTGCTCCACAGTCGAGCATGCGGAGCATGTCACCCAGGCTTTCTGCGACGCCGGCATCAAGGCAGATATCGTCCACGGCAACCTATCAGACGGCGACAGACGTCGCGCACTCATCGATTTTGAGAAGGACCGCACCCAGGTGCTGGTCAACGTGGCCGTGCTTACCGAAGGATATGACTGCCAGACGGTTAGCTGTGTCATCTTACTGCGTCCATGCTCATTCAAATCTACGATGATCCAGATGATTGGTCGTGGCCTACGCAAGGTAGACCCAGAGAAGCACCCCGGAGCTATCAAGTCTGACTGCGTGGTGCTGGACTTTGGTTACTCAATCCTCACCCACGGCGGGCTAGACACGGACGTCGTGCTGGAGCCTGTCAAAGGGTCAGCCAGGACCAAGGTCTGCCCATCATGTAAGATGGAGGTACCCCTGGGGGTAGCCGTATGCCCTGCATGCGAGCATATCTTCGACGGCGTCGAGCGTCGCCAGAAGGAAGCCGAGGAGAGGGGCGACCTAGTCAACTTCACCCTCACCGAGGTTGAGATCATGGACATGTCCCCCTTCCGTTGGGAGTCTTTCTGGGACGGCATGGTGACCATCGCATCGGCCATGACCGCATGGGTATGTGTCGTCCAGCATGACGGCAAGCAGTACGCCATCGGCGGCAAGGACGGAGCCACCGGCGCCAGCCTCATCGCCGTCACCGATGATCGACTCCAGGCCGTCGCATCCGCAGACGACTACCTCCGAGAGCATGGCGACAAGGACGCCGCCCGGAAGAGCAAGCGATGGCTGACCGAGCCTCCCTCCGACAAGCAATTAATCCAGCTTGGGCTTGATGTATTCTCCGCTGCTGGCATGACCAAGTACCGTGCTACATGTGCTTTAACATGGAAGTGGCGCGAGCGTTTTATTAAAGCCAAAGTACTTTCGATTTAATCCCAACATGTTCAAACCAGAAACTAAACCCTGCGAGATTGCCGAAGGCATCAAAGCCTTGATCGACGCAGCAACCAAGGCGAACCGGGGCAAGCAAGCCCCACGCCAGTACCTAGGGGCGTCACGCATCGGCGACGAATGCGAGCGACGACTAGCCTATGAATTCCACATGACGCCGAAGGACGATGGCGCAGAATTCAAGGCAAACACCCTACGCATCTTCGACATGGGACATGACGGCGAAAGCCGAGTCGCCGAGTATCTTATTATGGCCGGCTTCGATCTTCAGACCCATCAACTTGACGGCAAACAGTTCGGTATCTCCGACGCCGGCGATAAGTTTAAGGGACATCTGGACGGCATCATCAACGACGGACCCGCACTAGCCGGCGTGTTCTACCCATGCCTGTGGGAGAGCAAAGCCCTGGGCGAGAAGAGCTGGAGCGACGTCGTGAAGAAGGGTCTGAAAGATTCCAAGCCTGTGTACTACGCCCAGGTCCAGATCTACATGGCCTATAAAGACCTGCTTTCGTGCCTATTCACGGCCATCAACCGAGACACCGGCGAAATCCATGTCGAGATGGTTCCATTCAATGCCAGAGACGCCCAGACCTACATCGACAGGGCCGTGCGGATTGTAAAGACCGACAACCCAGAGCAGCTTGGCCGCATCGGTCGAGGCGTCGATGACTTCAAGTGCAAGTGGTGCGACTACAAGAAGCGTTGCCACGGCGTGGCCGAACAGGTCGCCACCCCAGTCGAGCCGCCCAAGACTTGGTCTTGGTAATTCCCCAACCCAACACCGAACATGAAAGTACTAATTGCATGCGAGTATTCTGGCACAGTCCGAGACGCATTTATCAAGGCCGGACATGAAGCCATGTCTTGTGACCTTCTACCAACGGACGTCCCAGGTCCGCACTACCAAGGCGACGTGTTCGACATCATGGACCAAGGCTGGGACATGATGATCGGCCACCCGCCTTGCACGCACCTAGCCGTCAGCGGAGCTGCTCACTTTGCGAAAAAGATCGCAGACGGAAGGCAAGATGAGGCGCTTAATTTTGTTAGGAGAATGATGGACGTAGACATTAAGATGATCGCCATCGAGAACCCCATTTCAATCATCAGTTCTAGGATTAGGAAGCCAGACCAAGTCATCAACCCTTGGCAGTACGGACATAGCACGACCAAGGCGACATGCCTTTGGCTGAAGAATCTCCCCTTGCTCAAGCCAACCAACATCGTGGACAAAGGCGGCTACAAGATGTGGGTAAGCCCGAAGACAGGTAAAACCAAGAAGATGAGCGATTGGTTCTACGAAACCTCATGCCTCCCGCAATCCCAGCGGGCTAAAGCCAGGTCCAAGACATTCCAGGGCATCGCCGATGCTATGGCTACGCAATGGGGAAGCCTTTGAAATAACATGAAAATCCACAAAACCGAGAAGGCCATGCTCAAGCAGCAGGCCAAAGACAACCGAAAGAACCTAGAGCAGTACGTCGAGGACGCAGACATTGGGACGCTGACGGCAGACGGATTCGACGCAGCCATCGTTGGCTTGACCGACTCCGGAGACGTGCGAGTGGTCTACGACTACGAGACTTGCGTCCGTGTTCTGATGGCAGAAGGCATGTCAGAAGAAGACGCTATCGAACACATGAGCTTTAATGTCATGGGTTCGTATGTTGGAGAGCAGACGCCCATCTTTATCCGCACGCTGTGAAGATCCGCATCAAGCTGGACGATATCACCATGACCCAGGCCGAGGCTGAAAGCCTCGCCAGGCATGAGTCGAGTCGAGCCGCCGGCGTACCAGACCAGCACGTCGGTAAGCAATCCGGGGCAGTCATGGACTTGGTAGGGCTGCTGGGTGAGATCGCCTTCTCCAAGTTATTCAGCATGGAGCGTGACGATACAGTCTCACCCCGGTCTGGAACCGTGGACTTCATGGCCGCCAACGGACAGTCCGTTGAGGTCAAGTCCAGCCACCACGTCAACCCCCACTTGCTGGTTCCGTCTTACGAGATTAACGGAGAGATTACCACCAAAGAATTGGTGGATATCTACGCACTCATGCGTGTCGAATACAACGACAGGGCCGTCACATTCATGGGCTGGGCTAACCGGGCCGAGGTGATCAGACCAGACCGGCTCCAACACTTCCGAGGCGCCGGCAGGCTGTCGTTTGTGGTGCCACCGGATGAGATGCAACAGCTCGACGATGTGACAGCCACATGGCTGGCACTAGCACTCAAGGCCAAGGGTGAGATTGTGGAGTTGACCTAGCACGACCAACGCCCAGGAATACCCGACCCAACATGACAGACATGATCCCAATCGACAATGACGCCGTATCCACGCACGTCGAAATGCTCTTTGGCAAGGAAGCCAAGGGCTTCGTTTGCCTCCGTGGCATAGGTGAAAAGGGGACGTCCCGGGAAGGGGTGTTCCGAGAAGACATCTTCCTGGAGCCGGAGCGTATGGGCTGGGACAGGTTCGTGTCAGCCGTGATCTTCCACGCCACACGGTGGGGACAGCACGACGTCGCCACGTTCATCGTACCTTGCACTTTGAAGGAAGACCGAGGTACCGCCGAGAACTGCGACGTGTTCCGTACCGTGTGTGCCGACTTTGACACCGGCGACACAGATGCAAAGCTGGCCTTCGTCGAGCAGCACTTCGGGCCGACAGCAATGGTGGTGCTGTCCGGAGGTATGACCGAGGATGGGAAGGCCAAGCGTCATGCCTACTGGCAGGTTGCAGGTATGACAGTTGCCGAAGTCGTCGCTGCCAGAGACGCCATCGCCCGCAAGGCAGGAGCGGATATCCAATTCGGACTGGGCGTGGATGGCAACCCTTACGGACGTGCGCATCAGCCTATCCGTGTGGCCGGCTCAATCCACGGCAAGTCCGGCGTTAAGCGACTCGTCGTCATCGAGCGTCACGCATCACACGCTTTTATTACCACGCCCTGCTCTTTGGCGTCGATGATGCCGGAGTCGGAGTGGGCAATCAAGGAAGCACCTATCGATCCGCTCATGCCCAAGTCGCATACCCCTGCCGTCCAGATGTTGACCGCAGACGTTGCCGCCGGCGGAGAAGGCACCACTCGGTGGTCCGCATTTAATGGCGTCGCCGGCCATTACATCCACACCGCACGCATCGGCAAGATGACACTCGATGCCGCCAGGCTTGCGACCTATGGGTGGATGCAAGCGCACATGAATCCGCCCTGGCCGGAGAATCGATTTGATACCGAGTGGCTGGGACTGCTCCGTAATGACATCCACAACAACGGACCCATGCCCGAACCAGAGAAGCCGATCCTAGACGACGGCAAGGGGCTTGCTGTGTGGGCCGCCCACAGGTGGAGCCTGTCGCCCAGACCGGAGCGTCAATTCCTAGTACAAAATTGGCTACAGGCCGCCAAGCACCAGCTGCTGGTCGCCGAAGGGGGAGCCGGCAAGACCTTCATGGTCCTAGATCTAGCCTTGAAGATTACGGCCCGACGAGACGGCGACACATGGTGTGGCATGCCGGTCATGCGCAAGGGAGCGGTGGTCATCCTCACGACCGAGGACGATAAGGACGAACTGCATATCCGCTTGGCCGACATGGACCCGGATGGAAGCCGTCGTCGTGAAGCCGGAGATGATCTAATCATCCTGCCATCAATTAACTCTGGCGGTGCATTCGCACTCGTCGAGAAAGACCCCAAGACCCAGGAGTCTAGGCCGTCCCGCAAGTGGCTGGAATTCTTCGCACTACTGCGGCAGATTCCCAACCTCCAGCTAGTGGTCATCGACACCCTTAACAGCGTGTTGCATGGCGAGGAGAACAGCGCGACTGTCATCAATGAATTCATCCGAGTAGCCAGCCAAGTCGGCGGTGAGCTAGGTGCGGCATTGATCGTCATACACCACATCAAGAAGCAGGGCGACGAACCGATCCGGAATGCCGAGCAGATGGCATCCCAAGTCCGTGGGTCTTCGGCCCTACTGGGTGCATTCCGAGGTGCCATCGGGGTGTGGCATGCATCAGACTATGACCGACGCATGAAGGGCATGGGTCTGGTACCCCGCCGCAAGCACCTGTGGAAGGCCGCAATCATCAAGGCAAACAACCCCGAGATGCTCGACACCGAGCGTACGCTATTGCGTACCGAGATTGGCACACTCATAGACGTCACCGACAAGGACAAGTTTAACGACGTCAACTTCCTGGAGCGGCAGGCATGGCTGGTGGCAGCCGTCACATTGGCCGCCAGGGCCGGCCATCCCTACTCCATCGAGGGCAAGAATGCCAAGTCGGGCCTGTACCGCCGGCGAGGCGAGCTTCCCTCCATCCTCCGGTCCATCGGACCGGGCGAATTCGCCCACCTTGTGGACGACATGCTCCTCCAGAAGGTACTGGCCGCTGCTGCTGCCAAGGGAGGCAAGGAAAAGAAGTGGTTGGATTTACCCAATGGACCTATCGCATCCGACGAGGTTGGTGCCGAGATTAACTCCGGCGCCTATGACCCAGCCGAGTGGGAAGAGTTTGAATATGACAAAGACTCTCGTACAGTTATCCGAAAGCCATGAGCCGCAACATCATACGACAAGCAGACGACGGACGTGATAACGTATCCCTGTGGGACCGTTGTCGCATGATCGTCGAGAATGGAATTAAGAAGTACGGAGACGCAGGCGGCCTGCCTATCTCCGGTACAGGTCGGGCCAGGAAAAAGAAAGACGTTGAAAAAAAGAAGGTTGCCAAGCGTAAGTGAGGAGTCACGGTCGGTTTCCCAACCCGACATGACATCAACACTAATGACCCTGGCCGCCTTCGTGGCGCCGTCTGTACCCGAGAAGTGGGTAGACGCCGTAGAAATAATTGAATCCGGAGGAAGAGGTGCCAACACCCCACCCGGTGATCTTGGATGCGCCATCGGCCCGTTCCAATTCTGGAAGAGGGCGTGGGAAGATACCACCCTCCTGCGACAGGGCATGAAGGTCCAGACCTACCCCTACTGGCGTGCCAATGAGCCGGCCATCGCTCGAATGTACGCCAAGACATGGCTGTCCCATCTGATGATGAGGTTGACCGATAAGCTTCAGAGGAATCCAACAGCCGGCGAAACTTGGCTTGCTTATAACATGGGCATGACCGGATTCGGCCTGTACGATTATAACATCAACAAGGTGCCGAAGCATAAGCGTACGAAAGCACTAGCAATTAATGCCGCAGTCAAATGAGCGAACTAATCACCAACAAAGACGCACCCATCCTGCGGTTCCAAAACCGGGGAGCCGTGTCATTCCGGGGCAGGCTGATGTTCGCATCGAGGGCCGCACGCATTTGCGAGTACCGTGCGGATTTACGCAGGCTGGCCGAAGCAGGCCATTGCATGCCAGTCGTCGCCCGGAAGATGGGATTCTCCATCACCACGATCAAAAGCTGGGCCGAGATTCTGGGCATCGGATTCAAAAAGGTCCGAGCCAGGAAGTGCCGCAGGTACGACAAATCAAAGTGGGAGAGTGTGATTGTCCGGGCTGCCGGCGAGGGTAAGACCCAAGGCGACGTCGCATTCATGCTCGGCGTGCCTCATGTCAATGTCCACAGGTGGTGCATTGAGAATGGCTTTAACTGGAAACAGACCAAACAAGATGCCAAAACAAAACGATCGTGACCAATGGAAGGGCGGCCTGGTCATCCGCCACGACGTCGAGCCTGTGCTGACCCAGCAACAGGAGGCTTTCGTCAATGCCTACCTGGCTAACGGCGGGAATGCCGTCCTGGCCGGCAAGGCCGCAGGCTTTGCCGATGGTAACTCACAGTTGTCATCCCACAAGGTCCGAGAGGCTATCGAATTGAAGAGGGACATGGACATCAAGACCGGCGGCGCAACGCAAGCCTGGCAGGTCATGCAGTCCCTGCTGACTGATCCGTCAGCACCACCGCAGGTCCGGTTCCAGGCCGCACGATGGACGCTGGAAGCGAGCGGTCATGGCCTGTCTGCTATTGCGGCGGCCATACATCTTGGTAACAAAGGAAAGAAGGACCAACATGAAATGTCCGTTTCCGAGCTGATCGACCTAGTCGATAAGGGCCGGAAGCAATTGGAATCCATGAAACAGGTAGCCAACGAACTAAAGAGCGTCGAAGACGCAATCATTCTCCCACCCAATAAAACCGATGAATAACGAACAATCCCACGACCCAACAGTCACGCTCCGCCTGGAGCTTGGCCGAGTCACCGATCAGCGCAACGCATACGAAGCCGCACTCCGCAAGGAAGTGCTGATCGTCATCCGAGAAGCCGCATCCGAAAACGCCTACCTAAAGGCCGAGGTTATTCGTCTAAAGAATAACTGTGAATACCTTGACCAGAAGCTGGACGAGGAGATTGAACGCTCGGCTTCATTCGCCGGCGAGGTATCCAGGCTGAACGACGCCATTATGACCGGCAACGCCATCACCCCGGACGCTAGGGAGGTGCAATCGTGAGGTTCCTGTCTAGGGTTAAGATGAACATGCGTGAGATCAGTAACCTCAAGCAAGCAATCGAGGTGAACCAGAAGATCGCCGAAGACCAGAGCCGGTCCGGCGAAGACCGGGCAGAGGCGGAGCAACACATCGCCGAGATTAACCTCCGGCTGTCCATCCTGCGACTGGAGAATAACAAGCTGTGATCCACGAATTCCGCAACCCCATCCTGGTCGAGACTCCGCTCGGCTATGGCATGCTGATCTATGTCCGGGACGGCGGCAGTTTCTCAAACGATGTCTTCGCCGTTGTCTTGGACCATGACGGCGTCATCCGGCACATGACGACCGACCAATTCAAGCTGGTACGCAATGACACATTCGGAATCCGGGACAGGGAGGGAGACAAATGAAGACAGCCAAGACACCCAAGGAAGCCAGGGCTAGGCCGGGGCTGAAGCTAATCACACCCTGGGAGAAGGAGGTGATTGATTACAAGGTCCAGCAACATCGGGAAAGGTGGGTCGCCTTGTTCGACGCCGTCCGCAATAAATGGAGGGCCATCAAATGAGAGAGGTAGACTTTACAGTAACCCATGCCGGCCATGAATACCTCGTCGAGCTAGAGGTAGAGGTTCAATGGGTAGACGATAGCTTCGACCATGAGTTTGGGACAGAGGAGTGTGGGCATTGGGAGCTGGATTGGGACGAGACGAATGTACTTTCTTGCGCTGGGCCAGACGACGACGATATCGACCCAGACGGCGTACCCGGTCTGATGCGTGCGATCCAGCGTAAGGCTGAAGGGCTAGACTTCTCGGACTGGGATTAGTTTCATGCTTGCCCTGTACCTCGGCCAAGGCGGGGCGGGGCAAGCTATGGCACGAAGTGCCAGGATCTAAATACCCTCCGGCATGTGGGAGAAAAGCGGAAATGAGGAAGGCTGTTTTACCCCCACCTTCCCCGCTTCCTTTCGGCGTCGAGGATACTAGGTTAAGTCGTTGTTTGATATAGGGTTAACCCTGTTTACACCCCCCTTCCTCGCCTGTTTCTAGAAATTAGCTACCCCCCTTCCTCGTCCATAAGTGACGAAAGGCCAGTCACTTATAGACTGACGAGGAAGCGAGGATACCCCTTATATCAAGATAGATAGTCCATCCTCGGGCTTTGGCCCTATCCCTATGGGGAAGGGCGTCGCCTGGCGTCTACTATTCAATCGATACCAAACCCCAAGGCCATGCACTTGACCCAAGCTAAAACCCCGCTCACATTCCAGGCATGGACATCGTACTGCTTAACATCGAAGGCACACCCAGGCCGCAACCCAGGCCGAGGTTCGTGGGTGGCAGGGTGGTATCGACAGCCGACGCCAATGCACGCATGTGGAAGGATCTAGTGACGAAGGCCGGCAAGATGGCCGCAGACGCACATGGTCAGATCCAGGCGCCGGCTGTCGCAGTCGTCATGCGTTTCGATATGCCCACGACCAAGGCAGACCGGCACGGCCTACCCCATACCTTCCGCCCAGACGCAGACAACCTAGCCAAGCTTGCACTCGATGCAGTCATGGACGCCGGCCTGCTCAAGGATGATGCCGCAGTCTCGACCCTAGTGGTGACCAAGACATGGGCAGACAAGGGCGGTCTGGTGATGACCCTGCACTTGGATGAACGCACCCCCACCCCCACCCCACCCCCATCGTCTAGGTTCCCGGGCTGGATACAGTAGGAACAAGAAGGCCAGCCGGTGAGGGCTGGCCGTTTAGATCTATCCAGGAGGGCCGTGGCGGCCCTTGGGCTATGCGAACCAAGTGGTGGTGCCGGTACCCCCAAGCCGCTGGCGTGCGTCGTCGTAACGCTTGGCCCAACACTCAAACTCCATTCGGTCAAGGGCGTCTGCCCAACCCTCAAGGGCGTAGCCGGCGACCTGCTCGATGATGTCGAGGTGGTCTGCCGCCTCGGCCTGGGATAGGGTGACCTGGCCGGCTGTGGCAAAGGACATGGCAAACGCATACTCGTCTTTCCCGATATAGGTCTGCACCATATCGACCTTGCGGCACCAGCATTCGTATCCGGTGAGGGAGCGAAGCTTGGCGAGGCAGGCGAGGGCGGCCTTCTCATGCATGGCCGCCGTGTCCAGGCCGTGGTCCAGGGACAGGGTGACAGAGGCGGGGCGGTGCGACATGTCGTCGGTCAGCCAAGCCTTGACCCTGGCGCCCCGGGCAGGGGTGGGCGGGAGGAAGCGGGTGCGGATCGCTCGGGCGGAACGGCGGACAGTAGTGAGGCCGTCCGGGGTGATGGTGGTATTGTCGGGCATGGGTGTGGGTATTGGGTTAGGGTGAAAGGTTAGGCGATAGTCACCTCAAGTTTGGAGACGCATAGGAAGTCCGGCATGTAGAGGATGCCGGCGTTGTTAGCCTCAAGGCACAGGGCGGCAGGGGACATGTCGTCGCCCTCGTAAGGTTCGACCTCGACCTCAAACTCCACGACGATGGTGGTGCCAATGATGTCCGGGGTAGACCAGCGGATGTCGCCCACGATGAAGCGACCGCCCTCAAGGGACAGGCAATCGCCGTCGTCGCCGAGGTGGTCGTCGAGCATGAGCAGGTCGTCGCAGGTGCAGGGCTTGCCGTCGTCTCGGGTGACATAGAAGACGAGGGCGATGGTGGTGGTGTCGGGCATGGTATTGGGTGGTGAGGGTTTAGGAAAGCTTGGAAAGGATGACCGGCATGGCGGCCCTAGCGAGGGCTTCCTCGTCAGCGGTGTCGAAGGCAGGAGGATCTACAGGGTCGGCCAATTCGGCGGCGGCCTGCTCGACTGCGTCGAATAGGGATTCGCCTCGGTTCATGTGCATGACAATCCTGGCCTTGCCGCCCCAATACTGGACGACCAGCGTACGCTCGGCGTCGATGCGGGGAGCGTCGAAGTTGCGCAAAATATCGACGGCGTCGGGATCGTCGAGCAGGCGGTGAACCATCGGGGCTTTGTCTCGCCACTCGCCGGCGTATTCGATGCCGACGAGGATGGCGTTGGGGAGGTGTTCGATATTCATAGGATGGGATAGGAAGGGATGCCTACAGATTGGAGGGTGTCAAGTTAGAGTTTGGGGTTGTCGATAATTTCCAGCAGGCTAGGCCCGGTCGCAAACGCCCAGAGGACGAAGGCGATGAGGGCGGCCAGCATGAGGGCGATGGCGATGGTGCGGAGGGTGGACATAGGGAGAAAAGCTTGGGCTTGGTTTAGATCAGATGCCGGCGGCCTTGAGGCCGATGGCAACCTTGCCGGTGATGAGGGTCATGGCCTGGCCTGCCTTGGCATAAACCTTGCGGGCGGCGGCGTACTCCTTTGCGTACTGCTCGCAGTCCTCGGGCGAATGGTCGCAGTCCTCGCCGTGGTCGGCACGCTCGGCCTCGCCGGCGTAGTGTTCGGTCATCTCTTCCATGTCCCCCTCTGCGGCGTCGCAGACATGGCGACCCAGCAGGGCCAGCATGCGGACGAGGTCGCCGGCGTGGCGTGCCTCGCAACCGCTGTCGTGGTAAGCCTCCAGGGCGGCGTCGGCCAGGATGGCCTCGGTCTTGGGGTGGTTAAGCACCTCCACCAGTAGGGTGGCGAGGCGGCCCGAAAGGGCGTTGACTGACTTGGGTTTGCTCATGGTGTTGGGATAAAGTTTGCGCAAAGTTTGGTTAGATTCGGACATGGGTGACAGGCACCATGCGGATGGTGCGGAGGTTGAATGCGACGAGGCATGCCATCGCCTCCTGCCGGCAACCCTCGGCCTCTTCACGCTGGGCGATAGATCCGTACCGGTCAGCGTCCAGCACCCGACGCTGGCACAGGGTGACATGGGCCTGGAGCATGGCACGCTCGGCGGCGTTGGACTGGGCGATGGAGCGGGCGATGCCGTCGGCGGTGGCGTTGGCCGCCGGCGTACCGATGGCCCGGAGGGCGGCGACTTCCGCCTTGGCGGCGGCGTGCTGGTGGGGGGACATGATGGTGGGGTCGGACATGGTGGTGATGTGGTGAAGGGTTACTTGAGGATGTCGCAAGACATGTTGCATGCGTACTCCTCGATGCTCCCGCACATGGCGTCTTCCATGAGGGACTCGATGTCATCCATGACCGACTTCTCGGCGGCCTGGCGGGTGGTGGCATCGACGATGAATGCGGCCATCAGTTTGAACGACACAGTCCAACGGCCCTCGTCGTCGCCGTCGGACTCGGGGCCATTGTCATCGACGCTGATGTCCCGGATGGTGATGCAGTTTGCCATAGCGGCGATGCTCTTGTCGAGCGTGCCGTCTCGGCGTTTGTCGGTGGCCGGTGCGTCGAGCAGGGACTCCAGGTGCGTGCGGCAGGAGCGGAGAGCCTCGGCGTCGGTCATGTAGCCCTTGCCGGTGTCCTCATACCTGTCGATATGAATGCGGACGATGACGGCGTAGGTGTTGGTGTTGCTGGTGCTGGTGCTGGCTTTGGTTTTTTTCATGGTGCTGGGTGTTGGGTGAGAGGAGTGATGTCCTACAGGGTGGAGGGTGTCAAGGGTTGACTTTGGGGGCGAGCTAAAACGGATCGGTTAGACGATGTGACCAGCGGCGTCGAGGGCTTGCTTACCGGCGTCGATGGTGTCGCACAGGTCGCCAGGCAGGAAGGTGTCCTGCTGGCCCCGAGCGGTGAAGTAGCGGACGGCGTCCTCGCCCTGGAGCGGGCGGGTCATGGGGTTGCCGTCGTTTTCGAGCAGGCCGATGGCGGTCAATTCCTGGAGGGCTGCGGTGGCGGCCTTCTGGTGCCGGAGGAAGGCGGCGACGGCACGCCGAGCGGCGGCCTGCTGTTGGCGGTGAGTGAGCATGGTCATGGTGCGGGTGTGGTGGGGGTTGGTTTAGATCAGAGGGTGGTGGTGGTGGTGTTGTCCAGGTCGGCGTCGAAGCGGATGCGGGTGACGCCGGCGGTGGCGTCGGTCAAGGCACGGCGGGTGCCACGCTCGGCGGCGACGAGCAGGTCGTCGAGGGCCACCATCGGGTCAACGCTGGGGGCGGTGTCGATGGTGAGGGTGATGGTGATGGTGGTGCGGGTGGTCATGGTGTTGGGTGCTGGGTGGGTGAAAAGTTTGCGCAAAGTTAGGCGGTCAAGGCTGGCTTGCCCTTGATGGCCCGATGGGCCTGGCCCATTGCAAAGCCAGCCACCACGAACATCTCGCCCATAGCGTCGCCCTTGTCGTCGTCGTGGTCGAACACCCCGGACTCGGCGAGAGTGCCGAGGCGGTGTTCCATGTCGCCCGCGACATCGAGCAGGAGGGTGAGGGCGGCGGCCTGCTGGCGGTGGTGGGCGAGCAGGATGTTGACGGCGGCCAGGTCGGCCTCGCCGAGGCACCCGAGGGCGGGGTCGGTGAGGGAGCCAGGGCCGGTGAGGAGCCGCAGGGCGGCCTTGATGGTGGTGGGGGTGGTGGTCATGGTGGTGCTGGGTTTTTGGTGGTGGAAAAGATCGAGCCGGGGCGTGCTGGTGCTGGTAGGTTTAGCGGTTGAGCAGGGCGGCCAGGTTGCGGAGTTTGCTGGAGTGGCTGGCGGGGCGAATCGCCTGGCGACGCTCCGCAGGCGTCGACCTACGCTCCGCCGGCAGGGTGCGGGCCATGTCGTCGAGCAGGGTGACGGCGGCGTTGAGGTCGGCGAGGGCGGCGTCGTCGAGGCCGAAGGCCGGTGCGGCGTCATTACGCTCGGCGTGGCCGAGCAGGGCGAGCCGGAGGTCGAAGGCCAGGACAGCCTGGCGTGCGGCCTTGAGGGCGGCCTCGTTTGCCGGCGTGCGGCTGAAGTGGTACCTGTTGCGGGCGTCGTGGTAGGCGGCGGCGAGCGTGGCACGGTGGGCGGTGTTGTCGGTGGTGGTCATGGTGCTGGGTGGTGCTGGGTGGTGGATGGGAAAGGGTTAAGCCTTGGGGTGGTGGATGCCGGGGATGTCGATGGACAGCAGGCCGCACCGAGAGCAATGTTCCAGGTCATCGAGGATGTCCTCCAGGGCGTCGAAGCCAGAGCAGCCCGGAGTGGACATGAAGTCGCCGTCCTCGTCCTGGGTGTCGTCGTCGGCGTCGTCGGCGACAAACCAGCCCATGACCGCCTCGGTGCGGAGGACGGCGTCCCGGGTGTCCGGCGTCATGCTGGTGAACCAAGCCTTGGCGGCGTCGAGGGTGACGAAGCAGGCCGTGGGGCCGAAGTCGAAGTCCTTGAGGCAGGCGTCGTCGGGATACTGGGCGGCCCACTTGCGGGCCAGGTGCTGGCCCATGCGGAGGCCGACGATGTCGGGGGTGGAGCCGAACCGAGCCTGGAGGGCGGCGGTGATGGCGTTGAGGTGTTCGTTGGTCATGGCGTTTTTGGTGCGGTGTTTATTGGGTTATGTCGGTTAGGACATCACCCAACATGCACACCTAGTCGCCCGGCACAAGGATATATTTACAAAAACTTTTCTGCCCCACCCAGCCCCGCCTCGCTCCCAACGGTTACGCATGCGAGAGCATGGCGTCGTCGTGGCGTCCAGGCTGGGCGTGTCGGCGTCGCACCCGGGCGGAGCGGCGTCACCCCTCGTCGGCGACGGCGACAGGCCAGGCGGTCAGCCAGGCGGCGAGCATGGCCGGCGTCGGGTGCCAAGGCCGGAGTGATGACGCAGGTGCATGCGTCCTAGTCGCACGCATGACGATCACGCACGCACGCACATGTGCGTACGCCACCCACGCACACGCCCACCCCCGCCCACGCACCCGCTCGCTCGCGAGAATTCCTATCCTCCCCCGCTCGGAAAAATCCGTGTATGCAAAAAACTTTCTCCTACATCGCCATCTCTTGCATCTATAGCCGGACTGGTACACTATCCGCATATGAGTCAGCCTCCTGCTCCTTTCGACCGCACCTGGTCCTTCACGGATTTTAGCCAAAGCAACCCTACTACGCCCCACCAGGGGCAGAAAATCGACCAGGAGTTGAACAATGCCCGCACGGCAATCAACGCCACCATCTCCCGGCTGGGTGAAATCCAGGCAGACGATGGCAAGATCCGCACGACTGCTCTGAATCTGGCTGTTATTGCCGAGGAGGTTGAACCGTTGCTCACGGACGCTCCTGTACAAGCCGTTGAGGCTGCCGGCGCAGCCCAGATTGGACTGGTTAACGACGCTGGTGACGCCAAGGTAGCTGAACTGGAGGCTGTTCTTACCTCCCAGAACGCACTTGATGCGATTGCCGCGCGAGACGCTGCACAGTCTGCCGCAGATTCTGCTGCTATCGCCAATAGTCAGTCAAATAACTTTGCGATGTTGGCGCAAGGCTACTCGATTACCGCCGTACAGGCGAAGAATTCAGCCCTAGTCCACGCCAACACGGCAGAAGCTGCCGTTGCTACGATCCAGGCGGCTAATTACGCCAACGCATCACACACCCACTCAATCAGCAACGTAACTGGACTACAGTCGGCGTTGGACGGTAAGTATTCGGTCAACAATCCTGCCGGATACATCACCAGTTCTGCGCTGACAGGCTACCTCACCGACGCTCCCAGCGACGGATCTTCCTATGGCCGCAAGGACGGAGCGTGGGAAGTTATTGGTAGTGGTTCTTACCTGCCGCTGGCAGGTGGTACGATGACTGGCAACATCACCTTCGATGGTACGTCCGGCCAGTTCATCGGCAAGGGTCAGTTCGACACGTCTCGCGGCGGAAACTACGGCATCAGCCTGGTTTGCTCCATCGGCTACGAATTCAACTGGCAGGCAGGATGGCTGACGACGACCAACCAAGGTAGCTCCACTCCTCGTCCGCTCTACCTTGACTCCCTGGCAGGAACGACTCTCCGCAGCTGGGACAGCGCCAACGACAGGGGTGTGGAGGTTGCACATACTGGAATCAATGTAGCCAACATCGCACCAGAGTACGTTAATATCACGCCTCCTCTGATTAAGGTCTTCGAGAACATCAACGAACTGGGCGTCTCTATCGCCCACGACTCGATTGCCATCCAGCACATCGACACTCCGAACGTCACGGCGTACATGACGAACGAATACATCGGCTTTGAGGATATGGGTGGGACGCCTCACTCCGCGTGGATCGAGCATGACGTCATCACGGTCCAGGATGAGACAAGGAACACCCAGATGCGGGCGAGTGGTGTCATCGCAACTGGCCCAGAAGGACAGGTATCCTATTCAAATACTGCCGTCGATATTGCTGGACCAGTTGACCCATTGCACGATCCTGCCGTTGCTCACTTGAAGGTTGACGGTCTTGAGTTTCGATTGATGGACGATGTCCCTGCCGCAACCTACGCCGCTTCCGGCATCACCTTCCCGGACGGTTCAATCCAGACTACGGCAACTCTCACAGGTCCGCAAGGCGACCAAGGTCCGCAGGGCAACGATGGCCCTCAAGGTCCGCCTGGAAGCAACGGCAACGATGGCGGTTCTTTTTCAGATGCAATGTACGACGGCACTCCATACGTCCGCATCAATCAGTCTTGGCAACCCCTGTCGAACTACGACCAGCAAGGTGGCGGTGGCATTGGTGATGCACCTGCTAATGGAACTGCGTATGTTCGTTACAACAACGACTGGCAACCGTTCTCCAATTTTGACCAAAACAGCGGTGGCGGTGGTGGTTGGAGTTATGACTTTTCTGCAATTGTTTCAAGTCTGACCAATGGTGCGACATCTTCTATCAACGGAAGTCAGCCAAGTAGTGGACAGGTTTTAAAGTATGACGGTGGGCAGCTTATTTGGAGTTGGGACAATGAAGGTATGGGCGGTAGCCAAGGTCCGCAGGGCGACCAAGGTCCGCAAGGTCCGCAAGGCGAACAAGGTCCAAGTGGCGGAAATTTTGGCGATGCTCCTAACGACGGTACATCCTATGTCCGCATGAACGGTAGTTGGTATCAAACCTTTAGGGACTTCACCCCTTACAACGCCAGCGGCGACCCATTCTATCCCTACGAGGTTAAGATAACCGTCAACGGCACGGACTACTGGATGCCTGTCCGCCAGGCGTAATGGCTCGCAAGGCACCCAACGCCGAAGAGAAACGAAGGCAGGCCGAGATTGCCGAAGTAGAGGCGCAGCTATCTGCCGCCCAGCGGCTGCTCCGCGTCAAGATGGCAAGGGAGTCGCTCATCTCTTTCACCGGCATGACCATGCCAGACCCGGAAGATCCGGACAACGTAGACAAGTCAAGATACCAGCCGGTCAAGCACCACGAAACTATATGTGCGGCCCTGGAGCAGGTTGAGAAGGGTATGTACCAGCGTCTGATTATCTCCATGCCACCTCGACATGGTAAGTCCGAACTGGCGTCGCGTCGTTTCCCTGCCTGGTTCTTGGGCAAAGACCCATACCGACAGGTCATCTTCGCCACCTACAACGCGGACGTGGCGCAAGACTTTGGCAGATCCGTGCGTGAGATTATGCGTTCTCCTGCATACAAGCAGGTCTTCCCTGGCTGTAAGCTGCGTACCGGCAGCCAGTCATCGGACAAGCTCCAGACCGAGGAAGGCGGACTAGCCAACTTCGTTGGCGTGGGTGGCGGTCTTACTGGCCGTGGTGCTGACCTACTGGTCATCGATGACCCGATCAAGGACCGCGAGGAGGCAGACTCCAAGCGAGAGCGTGACAAGCTATGGGAGTGGTTCACTCAAGTGGCTATGACCCGACTGATGGCCGGCGCCAGGGTGGTAATCATTATGACCCGGTGGCATGAGGATGACCTAGTGGGTCGCCTCACCGACCCAAAGAATCCCTGCTACAACGACGAGAACGCACAGGCTTGGCGTATCCTGGCATTGCCGGCGATCGCCGTGGAGAACGACCCTATGGACCGACCAGTCGGTCAAGCCCTATGGCCGGAACGCTACGGATTGGACTTCCTTAACGAGATTCGCCGGCTGAACGCCAAAGGCTTTTCGGCCTTGTACCAAGGCAAGCCTACACCCGACGACGGTGACTTCTTCCGCCGCGACTGGTTAAAGCCCTACCCTCACGAACTGCCCAAGAACCTCCGATACTACTGCGTATCAGACCATGCCGTGTCTACCGCCCAGACGGCTGACAAGACCGTGCTGATGCCATTCGGCCTAGACGAGGAAGACAACGTGTCGATTTTGCCGGACGTGTGGTGGCGTCGAGCGTCTACCGACCAGGTCATCGACGGCATGATCGACTTGATGTCCCGGCATAAGCCTGCCAAGTGGGGTGCAGAACGCGGTCATATCTCCCAGTCCATCGGTCCGTTCCTCCGTAAAGTCCAGCAAGAGCGGGGCATCTGGACGGTCGTTGAGGAGATTACCCCTGTGAAGGACAAGCAAACACGCGCACAGGCGATCCGTGGACGCATGGCAATGGGCAAGGTATTCTTCCCCAAGTTCGCCCCCTGGTGGGCAGACGCTGAAACCGAAATGCTCAAGTTCCCATCTGCCAGACACGATGACTTCGTGGACGCTATGGGTCTGGTCGGCCTGCTGTTAAGTAGCATGGTAAGTGCAGCCAGAACCTACGAAAAGCCATCAGATATCCCCAAGAGCGGAACCCTAGCCTGGGTCAAGCTATCCGGCAAGTGGGACGAGGCACGACGCAATCTCTTGCAGATGGGCGGCTTCTGAACATAAATACATCAAATGGAAAACGAATACGAGAGCGAGGCAATGCCTGTAGATCCGATGCAGCCGGAAGAACCGATGCAGACCGGCATCAAGCGCGACACCGTTGCGCCTGGTCCGTCCCGCGCCTCTCTCGTCAAGTCCCTCATTAAAAAGGTCGAGAATGCCAAGAAGCATTGGAAGAAGTCTTTCGACCGCATGAAGGAAGACACGGACTTCTACATGGGCAAGCAATGGTCGTCCAACGACAACGATGACCGATACGTCGCTAACATTGTCCAGCGTCACGTCGGCCAGAGAGTCTCCGCCCTGTACGCCAAGAATCCCAAGTTCGTCGCCAAGCGACGCGAGACTCTGGACTTTGCCACATGGGAAGGCGACATGTCTTCATTCCAGGCCGTCCAGACGTCCATGCAGAATTCGATGACCACCGGGCAGCCAATGGATCCAACGATGATGCAGACGATCCAGGACGCGCAGCAGGGTTTTGAGCGTCGCCGCATGCTCGACCGAGTAGCGAAGACGATGGAGATTGTCGCTCACCACCAGCTCCAGGAACAGCAGCCCAGCTTCAAGGGGCAAATGAAACAGCTCGTCCGTCGCACATGCGTGAACGGAATTGGCTACGTCAAGATTGGCTACCACCGGGTCATGGAGAAGCGACCGGAAGACGTGGAGCGTATCACCGACATCACCGAGCAGTTGTCTACCCTGGAGCGTCTTACCGCTGACCGCATCGACGAGAAGTTCTCTGAAGACCACGCCAAGATGGAGCAGCTCCGACTGCTATTGGACAGCATCAAGGAAAAGCAGGACGTCATCATCAAGGAAGGCGTTGTCTTTGACTTCCCGATGTCCCACACGGTCATCGTAGATCCGAAGTGCCGTCAGATGTCCGGCTTCGTCGGCGCTGACTGGATAGCCCAGGAGTTTATCCTCGATGTCGAGGACGTGAAGGAAATCTACAAGATTGACCTTGGTAAGGAATACACGGCCTATGAAGACAAAAACGAAGGCGAAGAAGACTGCCAGAAGGCCGTGGTGTGGGAAATCTACTCCAAGAAGGACGGCATGCTGTATGTCGTGTGCGATGGCTATCACGACTTCATCAAGGAACCAGAACCTCCCCACCTTGAACTAGAACGATTCTGGCCTTTCTTCCCGCTGATCTTCAATGAGGTTGAATCCGAAAAGGATGTCATCCCTCCATCCGACGTCCGCCTGTTGATGCCAGTCCAGCGGGAATACAACCGCGCGCGACAGGCTTTGCGTGAGCATCGCTTCGCCAACCGCCCCCTGTACGCGACCTATGAAGGTGCATTGTCCGAGAAGGACATCACCAACCTCCAGTCCCACCCGGCCAACGCTGTCATCAAACTACAGAACCTGTCTCCTGGACAGGCCGTCAACTCCATCCTCCAGCCGGTCCAACACAACCCCATCGATCCTAGCCTGTACGACACGTCCATGCTACTGGATGACATGATGCGGGTGGTTGGCAGCCAGGAAGCCAACCTAGGCGGTACGTCAGCATCCACAGCCACGGAAGTATCCGTCGCCGAAGGCAGCCGTATGTCCAGCCTTTCGTCCAATGTAGACGACCTTGAGGACTTCCTAGGCGAGATGGCGCGTACCACCGGCCAGGTGTTGCTTGAGCAGATGGACCAGCAAACGGTGATGAAGATTGCCGGACCTGGCGCCGTATGGCCGCAGCTTGCTATCAATGAGATTGCCTCCGAGCTGATGCTGGAGGTTGAAGCCGGCTCCAATGGTCGCCCCAACAAGGCGATCCAGATGCAGAACTTTGAACGCATCGCCCCCATCCTGTTGCAGATCCCTGGCATGAATCCCGAATTCATGGCGAAGGAAGCACTCAAGCGTATGGACGATGGCATGGACATC